CATGTAATTGCTGCTGAAGCTGGAATCCCAATTTTCTCTGCTTCTGCTATGTTAGTTGTTACTGAGTACTCACGAAAATCACCTAATACTTTAGCAAGCTTTTCAGAACCTTCTTGTCCAGAAAAAAATTTGTGTCCAAACTGACCTGTAAGAGAAACTCCTAGCAAGCGCTCTTCTTCAGTATTATCTTTCCAAATTTTACGAATATATTTAAAGTCTGTAAGTGTTGACTGCCAAGTTCCAAGAATTGTGGCAAGTCTGACTTTATTCTTTACATCTTCAATTGTATCTTTTTCACGAAGTACGACTTCTGAAAGGTTGCAAAACTGATAAGGACGTAAAATAATTTCTGAACACGGGTTAGTTCCGTAGTGAATATCTGCACTACGTCTTCCGTATTTTGCTGCTTGTGATTGTGCTGCTGCAACATTATAAATACCTCTTTCACCTGACTTTGAATCATATACTGATTTCCACTCTGCAATAAATTGTGCCATTTCTGGTTTACGAGAATATGCAACAGAATTATTAGCTAAAGCACGTTGAGCATTTGATTCCCACCAATTACCAGCTTTTGCTGCTGCCATTTCAATATCATTAATATTAGAAAGAGAAATTAATGCGGAGCGACGAACGCCTCCAACAACAACTACTTCTCCAACTTTACACATAATGTCATGTGCTTCAATTGGTTTAAGTTGACGACCAAGTGCTCCTTTAAAAACCTTAATTGTAAAATCAAAAAGATTAACCAAGGGTTGTGGGCCAGAAGATCTTCCACCCATAGTTTTAAGACGAGCACCTGAAGGACGAACTTTGCTAATATCAATTTGAGGAATTTGTCCTGCCCAAAGAAGTGAAAGAAGTTCACGATAAGCCTTAGCCCAACCTTCTTTTGAATCTCCTACAAAAATAACTGTATTTGATTTTTCTAATGTCTCGGGAAGAGCGGGGAGTTTATTAATGTACTTATACTCAACAGAAAATCCTACACCTGTACCGCACATAAGAATATACATTGATTCATCAAAAGATCTAGGATTATCTACTGGTATAAATGCACAATTATATCCAGAAACATTTTCTCTTTCTAGTGCTGGCCCTGCAGTCATTACAGAGCGCATAGATGGCATAACATTACGATTAAATACTGCATCTTTAAGTTCTGCTACAAGTGCTTCATCTGCAACGTAGCCATGGTTATCACGAAGATGACCTTGCATAAAATTAAAATAACGATCTACTGTTTCACCCCAAGTTTCACGACGGTTTTCATTTTCTAACCATCTTGCGTAGCGTGATAATGCAATAAAATTTTCATATGGGTTTTCAATAGTTCTAGACATTTAATTTTTCTCCTTGGATTTTTTATATAGAATCTTAGTGTATCATACTGTGATTCTAGAAATGGTCTTTTTGTATTTTTTTCAATCTCTCAACTGCAGGTTTAGACACTTTTTCCCAATTGTAATCTTTATGGATTAAGAAAGAATTTTTATAAGCTAATTCTGAATAAGTTTCATAATTTTTTAAAATATTTTTCATGTAATCTTTTAATTGTGCATAGTCTGGTTTTAACATTAATCCTGGATGTGTTTCTTTCCAAGGAGATTCCCACCATTGTGATTCTAATGGCATTGTTATATATTTTTTATAAGGTGCCCAACCTGAAGTGCAGATTGTTGGAATCCCAGAAGCCATTGCTTGAAGTGGATTAAATCCAAAACCTTCTCCCCAAGAAGGATAAACAAAAACATCACACATGTCATAAAGACCACGCATTTGTTCAACACTTAATTCTGATTCAATAATTTTAATATTACTATAAAAAGCATTTGGTGTTCCAGAAATTTCTCCAGTAACTTTATCATAAACTCTTGTAGTATTCATTTTGCTACATTTTAAAATAAGTTCATAGTTTGGATCTTCTCCATATAAAGAAATAAATGCATCTACAACCATTTGAGCATCTTTTCTAAAATATGGTTCTCCCACATGTAAAAATCTAAAAGGGCGGGAACTATCTAATGAACGTTTCTTAGGAATCCAACTATCATCAATGCCGTGTTCATAAACAAATATTGGTTTGTTAGTATGTTTAGAAAAAATTTCGGCATTCCATTCAGATGTTGTCCAAAGTTCATCAACTACTTGATTTAAAGGAGTTGCCCACCCCCAAAGTAATTCTGTAGATTCCCAAGGTGTGTAACCAATTTTGTATTGATCTTTAGCAAATGTATAACGAATTGGTTGAATAAAAGAAATACCAATATTTGGCTCTCTTGATTTAACAATACATTCTACGCCTAGCTTGTTAAATGAATTAAATATATGATTTGATGCTTCTCCGTAGCCTACACTACGATCCATATATTCGGGAGCACCCGTAAATGAGACACGCATAATACTCGTTTCTAGTTGATTTTCTTAGTATATCATGATACGATTGATATTACTACTCTTACCCCCAGGAGGTTCAAAATGAATAATGAGAACATAGCAAGGATAAATACAGTGTGGACAATGATATTTGTGATGATTATCACATTAATATTTGGAGAAATTTCTCCTGCCCAAGCTTCAATGAAGGAAATGATAGTGTATAATAAAAATATATTATATATTAATAAATATAATAATTTAGTTAATATAAAAGATATGATTAATATAGATTATAATAATATATTAAATAAAAGAATGTCTAAAACTCTTTATTTAATTAATGATTTATCGTCTAGAAGCACTTTTTTAATGCCCGAATATAGCCAAGAGCTAAATCTAAAAACAACAAGAGTAGACAAGCGGGTAATAATCTCAAGACTAGCAAATGCACTTAAATCCACTGAAACAGGTGGAGCGGGAGCATATTATCGCAAGTCGAGATCCAGTTCAGCATGTGGTGCATACCAATACATGCCTTCAACATGGAATAACTATAAAGGATACAAGGATGCTTGTAAAGCCCCAGAATGGGTTCAGGACCAAAAGATGATTTTGGAACTAAACGCTACTTACAATAAGTACCACGATTGGGAAAAAGCTGTTGCAGCACACTTGCTACCATCTAGAGCAGGAGACAAGAAAACTTGGAATAAACGAGTTCCAGGAAATCCAACTGTTCGACAATATGTAGATTCTGTTTTTAATAGGGCTAACTTAGTGACCGCATAATGCGAATACAAGTCTTTTCAGAATACTTACAACTAGCACAGGCGGGGAAGGTAAACTTCCTCGCCTGTCCTATGCATCAAGATCAAGAAGCAAAATTTCCATTAGCGCATCAACAAGAAGAAGATAAAATTGTGCTACATTGTTTTGCATGTGGGTATAAAAATGCTGCTGGATATATACTATATAATAATTTAATTGAACTTATAGAAAAAAATAGCATTGAGCAATGATTGTTACAAAGAATATGGTTTTTATCCAATATCTTTTAGTTACCCTAAAAAATCTTATCTATATATAAAAAATCAGCTTGTATCTGGCATAATTCCTCAAGACAATCAAGTGCCTGGATATAAATACGATTATGATAACGAATTAGAATATTTGCAAGAGTATCAAAGATCTCATTATGGATTAACCCATAAAAAAACAGGCTGGGACTGCATGAGGCACTTAGAAATTCTTTACTCTGGAACAACTCCACTTATGCCTGATGCAGCACAAATACCTAAATATACAATGACACACCACCCAAAAGAATTATATGCTCAAATATATGATCGTTTTCAAAAAACAAATGAGCCGCCGAGAGAAGAAGATATAAAAATAATTTCGGCAAATTTTAATAATAATCTTACATGCAAGGCAATGGCACAATATGTGTTAAATACCATAAATATCAATCCTAAAACAATTTTATATGTAGATGAGTCACTTCCTCAAAGAGAAGATTATCTTAGCATGATGACTTTAATTGGATTTAAACAATTAATGGGTACAAGGTGCGTAGAAGCCTTTATAACGCCTTACCTATATGATACCTATACCCCAAGTACCAAAACGCTTTATGGGCGGGGATTTGGCTATTCTAAGACCCTTCCAGCAAAGATTATAAGTGGGGCAAAAGGACTACAGGACATAAATAGCTTTGATTTGGTCGTATTAGGCAATTTAAGGCAAAATGTACATTTATTAAATATACTTGAAAAATCAAATGTGCCCTTAGTATATTTATACGGAGAAGATTTTAGTCCTGCAGAATTAGGTCATTTAGATTTAATTCATAATTCAAAATCAACCACATTTGTGCGGGAAATCCATTGAGCCGAAAAATGAAGAAGCATGTTATAATAAAAAAATGAAAGCGTATATAGAAGCACATGATGAAAATGAAGACAATTTTTCCATATTACTTTCCCATAAAGATATACTCCTGGGTAAGGTTGAATTGGATCATCAATTGCCATGGCTTTATACCGCCACAAATGATGATGGCGATTTAATAATTAATAATTCGGCGGGAATGGAAGCCAATAAATGGGATCATATAACCAAAGAAATTACAGGAGATAAGGGAGAGCAGACATGGGTAATATAAACGATGAATTAGATCATATAGATCCTATACTAGAGATATTAGAGAATTTAAGAGAGTTATCTGGTGCAATTTTTATTCAATCCCAGCGAAATTATGATATGTTAGCTCTAATAGCAGAGAAGCTAGGTGCTGATGTTGATAGTATGTTATTTAAGCACCAACAAGGACAAGTCCTTGCTCCCCCGCCTTCTTTTGTATTTGAAAATGATGAAATTGAAGAGTAAAGTATAGGTTTAGAGTTTATAAATCTAATTAAATACACATAAGCACTGATTTTATTAAAAATATGTGATCTAAGTCACATTTTTATGCTCTTTTAGATGATTTGATAGCGTCATATGAGCAAAACCTGATCTAGATTGTATTTCTTTCTTACAAATATCGCATATAACTATTCTCATAGCTAAATTCTAGCAGTTCCCGTCCAATTTGTCCAAATATATGTTACTGGTGAGTATTATATTTTAGATTATCTAGGCAATTGTTTAATTTATTACCGTCAATATGAGAAATTACTTGGCCTTCCCCCGCAATTCCTATAAAAGCTTGCATTACTAAGGTGCTAGTTCTAAAATTACGCTTATTTTTTTCTGCATTATAGAGTGCATGTTGAATATAGCCACCTGAATCTGATCTACCATTTAAAATATGATAATCACGTAGCTCTTTTCTAATACCTGTATCTTTTCTAGGACGACCATATCGTTGTCTCTTTGTTCTTACCCGCCCCATATTTGATACTTCATATCCTATGGGCTCATAGGATCCATTTTTATTTATAATGGTCGGTATGACTTTCCAAATTTCATTTTCTAAGTTTTCCATAGCTTAATTATAGCACACTATTTAAGTTTGATCAAAATGTGAATGGAATTTTAATTTGTATGATTCCATTTTTAAAATCGCTTTTTGAAAAAAAATAGAGCGCACATATGGACCAAATCGGACATTTTGTCTAATATGTGGGCTATATCACATAAATTTATTGCGACACGCCGTGTTTTAACTTGACTTTTGGCAAATAGTGTGCTATAGTTATACTATAAAGAAAATCAAGAAAGGTTCTTGATAAAGAAAGGAATTCAAATGAATTCACTATTTGAAAATAAAAATGTTCTAGGTCGTGCGTATGACCTAATCGCTTGCGATACCTGCGGTGGACTCACCGCTTGGACACGATGTGTAATGTGTGGCGGTGAATACGCTAAACATTCGCTAAATGTGAGGTAAATCACATAGACACACCCCCTAAAAAGGGTCAAAATGTCAGTCCCTAGTGCTATACTAGCGACATAACTAAATAAAAGAAATCTTAGGTGAGCCCCTAGTAATAGGGCAAATAATCCTAAGCAAGGAAAATAGATAACACAAGGTTATCTAGTATAAAAGAAAGTAGGTCATAAAATGACTAACTATAATAAAACAATTACTAATGAATTAGTAAGTGAGTATGGTATAGGTATCCTATCATCATCTCATAAGTCCCCCCTTCTCCCTATCCGTATCGCTCAGCGTATCGCTAACAGATACCCTAGTGATTTCTCACAGGGTCGCTATAATGCGACACTAAACCCTAAAGCGGTCATAATCGCTAAGCGATATATGTCCCTAGTAATGGGGGTCAAGTAATGACTAATAGAATAATTACTAGCCTAGTTCAATTAGCCTTAGCGGGTATTGTCATACCCCTATGCTATGCTATCTACCTAGACATAAAGAAAGGCGGACTAAACTAATGGGATACACTTACTCTTGGGAAAAGACCTCTACTCTATCCCCCCTTGATTTCATACAAGACCAAAATGATATTTGGGAACAAGAAAACTCAGATGAGTTTCAGTTTATAGATACACCTGATTTTGACCCCGATGAAATCCTCTAAATTTGACAAAATGTCAGACCCTAGTGATATACTAGGAAATCAACCAACAAAAGAAAAGGAAAAAAAATAAATGACAGTAGCAAATAAAACATACGCAATCGGCGACCTCTTTACTACACAGCGTAGTAATGTAACAGGAACAATTACAGAAATTGTCCCAGTAACAGAAAACCGCACTCGTGTAAAGTTATCGCTTGATAATGGCGAATATCGCTGGACAACAGTAACAATCAAGTAAGTTTAGCAAACGCTAAAATATCCTGAGCAAGATAAAAAAAGGCTCAACACAAAACCCAACAAAAGAAAAGGATATAAAATATAATGACACTACAAGGATACACTTACCAAATCGGAGATTTATTTACTACAAGCAAAACAGGCGTTACAGGTCGTATCGCTTCTTTCTCCCCGATTTCTAATAAAGTAACTCGTGTAAATTTAATTTTAGCAAATGGTTCACGCCGTTTCGCTATGGTAAAAACAAGCAAGTAATGTTATACTAAATATAATTAAGTGGGTCGGGCTTCGCTGAGTCTCGAGGCAAGAGTGCGAGTAAGTCTCCGTAATCAACCTATGCCCCACTTAATCTATTAACTAAAGAAAAGGAAAAGAACAAAAATGATGACAAGAAAAGACTATGTAGCAACCGCAGAAATTCTAAACTCTTATGGTGATGAAATTCCGCAACAAGTTTTTGAAGATTTAGTCTATGATTTTTCACAAATGTTTTCAGATGATAACGAAAAATTTGATAGCGATAGATTTCACGAAGAAGTTTATAAAAATCTAAAACACGCATAAAAAAATAACCTGAGCAAGTTTCAAAACTGCTCCCAGCTTTTTCAAGATCATCAGCGTTCGAACATCTGTTCGAAAGCGTCGATGGATCGATGAGTTATCCACAGGTTTATACACAGGCTGTGGATTATTGTTCACCTGTTGTTCATCTTGAAATCCTGCGACACGCCGAGGAAATGTCAGTGGTGCCTGTTATACTTACAGCATAAAGAAAGTTGAGAAAGGTTCTCAAACTAGAAAGGTGGTCTAAAATGACTACATATACACTAAACACTCTCCCTGTAGAGTATGCAAATAAAATTGTTTGCGCCTTCTGTTCACAATACGCTAATGAAAATTTCTGCGTATCTTGTAATGAATACAAGGGTCTAATGACTCTTGCAGAATTTATGTCCTACTATGAAATAAGTGAGTGGGTAAAATAATGAGTAATATAGAAATATTCCGTATGGATAATAATGGTGCTGGTTGGGTAGATATTGAATCTGCCACTACCGCAGAATTATTGGATTTAGAATTAGCAATAACATTCAATGCTCCAATGCAAATGCAATGTTTCAAATGTCATACACCAATTCCAAAAGGAAATGTGTGTGTAAATCACAAAAATGTAAAAGGAGGAATTTACCTTGGATAATAAAAATACAAAAGATATTTTTGGTTTTGCAGATGCAATTGAAATTGAACATCTTAGCACTGAAGATTTAAAAATTGTTGAATTAATTTTTAAAGATTTCAAATAAATAAAAAAAAGATTTGCAGTGTAACAGCTGCAAATTTTTTGATCGACGCACTCGGGCGTGTCGCATGTGATTAAGAACACATAAATATTTTTACGGAATACGGCGTGTCGGCTTGACTTTTGCGATATAGTGTGCTATAATACTCGTATATAAAATTAAATAATGGAATAAAGCGTGTGATGCAAATCACACCGCTGAGCGTCTCAAAGGTTGAGACTACCAGCCAGTATACTAGACAGTAGCGATATTATCTGTTATACTTCCAGTATTAGAAAATAAAGAAAGGTGGTCTAAAATGACTACACTAAATGAAACACTATTCAGCACAATCGTGCACGAATACCATAATGGCGGTGTCAAATCCTCTTATGGATTAGACGCTTACACTCGTAAAGAATTGCTAAAATTCTTATTCTCTAGCAAAGGTTGCTATTGCATAAATTGTATCTCTAAGGAGTCTAAATAATGAGTCTCTCTCTTGCTAATAAATTGGCAGAAAATAAATTCTTTCTGCCCCCTTCAAAATATACTAACCACAAAGTCGTGGAAATAATTTCGCTAAATGACGAAACCAATACCGCTATGGTAAAACTTCAAAAATATGGAATTAGCAAAAGTGCTAATGCCGTAAAAGGTAATATAATAATCTTAGAATTACCTTATGCTGAATTCGAAAATCTAAATGGATGGGGTAAAAATAAATGAACCTTGATGAATATAAACAATATGTAGAGGCGCAACGCCTCTCATCTCTTGCAATAGCGTTAGACGCTCTCCGCAAATCAAATGCAATGATGGAAAAAAACGGTTACTTAGAGGAGAATAAATAATGACTATTAAAATTGGTGGGCTTGGTCAAGAGATTTCTTGCTATTGCCCAGTATGCTCAGAAAAAATGACTCATATGTGTATTGCTACTCTTGGCGGTATGCATAGAAAAGGCACAATCCGCTATGCGTGGCAATGCAATTCTTGCGAATTAGAATTAAAATCAGATGCAAATGGTTATGCTAAATTACTAAAAGAAATGGAAAATGTATAAATGATGACTCGTAAAGACTATGTAAAAGTAGCAACAATCCTAAATGATATTGCTAAACCTAATATGGATATGATCCCGTTTGAGGATTTGGTAAATGAATTTGCAGATATGTTTTTTGCAGACAATCCAAATTTCTCTCCTAACCGATTTGAAATGGCTTGCTATGGTAACGATGAAATGGCGGATGTTAAATAATGATTAACCTAACAAAAAAAGAAATTGGAACAATTATTTTTTCATTAGAGGAATATGCAAATATTCTTGAAATTCAAAACAGCATTGATGCAAGAAATAATATTTTTGAATTAATTTGGAAATTGGATGGTATAAAATAAAATAAAGATTTGCAGTTTGAAAAAGCTGCAAATTTTTTGATCGACGCACTCGGGCGTGTCGCCACGCTTACGTGCGATGTGATATTTATCACGGGGGATACGATGTGATATTTATCACACGGGTTGAGCGTCTCAAAATATGAAATTACTGGCTAGTAAGTAGCCAAATGTCAGTGGGTTTTGGTATACTTGCCATATCAAGAAAGAAAGAAGGTCAAAGAATGAACCTAGAGGAATATAAGGCGTATGTCCTAGCGACACGCAAAGAAAACGCATTGAAGGCTATGTCAGTGCTAAGTGCTACAATATCTACCAAGAAAGAAAAGGAAGGTGCTAACTAATGGCAACTTATAAATACAATATCCCTACACTACTAGAGGGAAAATACTATCGCTCACTCTCCCGTCATATTGACGGAATTATCCAATACGCAGAAAAGCGTGAAAATGTTTGGTATGGTCAAGGATTTGACGCATACCTTGTAAAAGTGCGCCCTACTTATAAAGGCGACGGAATATTCCGTAATGATTTTTACGCAACAGTTTGCGTTCAGATGGAGGATAACTAATGAATATCTTTATCTGTTCTAATTGTGATACGCTTGCCACTGTGTCAGTGGCAGGTGATACAATACAAATAACAAAATGCTTATGTATGTCAAGAAAGGACAACTAATGTCAAATATGAAAAATGCGTTAGAGCAAATCGTAAATTGCTCAGATTGCTATGGTCAAGGCGTAACTGGCTGGACTAGCCCTGATGGAGATTTTGATTTTGATTATTGCGATTGCAACCCATACAATATCCCCGCAGATGAGGTTGCGGAATATCATCAACTATTCGCAGGAAGCGAGGCTTAACAATGTATAAAATAACTGTAACCTATGACGAAAATCCCGCTCCTTATTTATCACTACAATACTCAGATGAATTGCAAGCACACAAAGAGTTTGCAAAGTTTGTTGATTGGGGATTTGCAGATAAATATTCTACTGTGAATCTTTACACGCCATCAGGCAAATGCTACACAAAAATATTTTATCGGGAAGGCAGAAGGGTTGTTGAAAAATAAAATTATGGAAAAAGTAAAACGCATTCAGGAGTTGCGTCGCAGTAATGCTGCGACTGCAATTCCGTCAAAGAAAAAATACACACGCAAAAAAAAATATAAAAATAAATTTGAATAAATAAAAAAAGATTTGTGGCGCAAGCTGCAAATTTTTTGATCGACGGGCTCGGGCGTGTCGCCACGCTTACGTGCGATGTGATATTTATCACGGGACTTTGTGTCTCATTATGAGAGACTTACGGCGTGTCGTGTTGATAATGTCAGTGCAACCTGATATACTTCCATTATTCCAAAAGAAAGGTAAACTAATGAAAAAAGATAATTCTATTTCTATCTACGATGTATTCTCAGATGAGGATACTACTTGCTCAACTTGCATAGGCTTAGCCCTTGCTAACCCGTCTACCCTATGCGATACCCACTTTTTTGAGTGGGCGGAGGAAAAGGCTTATGGAGAACTAGAACGCTCCGAGGACTATTTCCACCTAATCTAAATGTCAGTGCCCCCTGATATAATACTACTATCCCAACAACGAAAGGTTATCAAATGATAGCAACTGCCCTGAAAATACAAAACGCTTCTGCGGAAGCCCTAATCTCAAATGAAGTTATGGAAGTCGCTCGTGAAGTCTCTATGGAATTATGCGATGGAGACTATTCTAAACTAAATCGTATTGCAGAACTTATGTTCAAGTATTCTGCAACACTATCCGCTATGACCGCTACAACAGTGGCATATGCCTGCCTAGGTAATGATATGATGGATAAAATTGCAGATGAAATTCGAGAATTTGAAACACTAACCCAACAAATAGAAAAGGAAAATAACTAATGAAAATGCACGACTTAGATACTAATGGATGGAATGCTTATCCGTTCGAGGTTGACGGAATAAAGTTTATTTCTAAAATCTCTCCAGACTCATCCTTCATGCCTAGAATCAAAATGCTACCTAGTGGCGTGTTTGAATCTATGAATCGCAGTGCAGTGCTTGACTTGATAGGTAAAGGCTTATCTCGTGAGGAAATTGCACAAGAACTATATCGTATAAACGCAGATGGCTCTCACGCCGTAATAGAATTGGAGATGTAAATAATGGGAAATGTATTTGCAACTGAATTATCAAATAGCGATATGGATATTCGCACTTCACTACGCATTCACTTAACGGGTAATCACTATCCACCCGTCCCTGCATCCATGGTGGATGCATGTCTAGATACAATTGATGCATATCATGATGAAGACTATAACCGTCTAATCAAATTACCCGAAGGCGTATTTTGGCGTGGAGAAGATAGCGCTCCAGCAAATGCAATTGCAGAAGCGCACCACTTGGATAATTGGTTACCGCATGCACACTATTGCGACTGCGATGAATGCGTGTTTATTGATGAGTAACGTTATGGAAATATTAGCGCAGTGGCATCCTGATGGAGACTTTACTGAAGAGGACCTATGGGATGCAATTGCAGAATCTGAAGGCGTTGACGTAAATGAAATCTCTGATCGTGACCTAACTGAATTTATCTAAGAGGGGCTAAATAAAAATGGGTAGCATTGCAGCGTACATATTGGTGTATGGGACCTTAGCTGCAGTGCTATCTTTTTTTTATTTTATTTTTAAAAATTAATGGCGTGTCGCCTTGACATTCCCGAAAAAATGCGTCGACCCGCACTCGGGCGTGTCTGGGGATTACGTGTGGATAACCTTTACGTGTGATATTTCTCACACTGCGGGAGTGTGATAAATCTCACAAATGTTTATTCATCTTGGGATTCAAGTGGACAAATGTCAGTGCCTTATGTTATACTCAATCTAACAAACAAAAGAAAGAAGGCTAAAATGACAAATGTCATCGCACCACAATCCCCCGTTGGAAATTCTGCACACAAGTCAGAAATTCAAGAAGGTTCTGCGACTCTTGCAGTAAATCTCCGCACAAATCCTGCTTGGCACTCGTTTGCTAATAAGGTATTCTCACAAGATGAGGCTGTTACTACTGCCCAAATGTTGCAAGGTGCAAATCTTGCAAATTGGAATGTTCAATTAGAATCTGTTAGTGATTTGCTTGCAGATAACTATACAACAGTTTCAGATAACTATCTCGTAGTTCGTGATAACCCACAAACTGCAGGACAAAAAGATGTTCTTTCTGTTGTAGGCTCACGCTATAAGACAGTTCAAAATGAAGATTTATTTGCGTTTGCAGATAATATCCACGATGGCAATCCTGATGTAGTTTGGGAATCTGCAGGTTCATTGAAAAATGGTCGTGTAGTTTATGGCTCTATGGCTATTCCACGCTCTATGATTCTTGACCCACAAGGTGCAAATGATGAGACAAAACTTTATCTCATTGTTTGGACTTCACACGATGGTTCTGTTGCGGTGCAATCTGCAATCACTCCTGTTCGTGTTATGTGCCAAAACACTCTAAATCTTGCGATGAAGCGTGCTAAGCAATCATTCAAGATTCGCCACACTCAAACAGTAGATGGAAAAATTGCTGCTGCTCGTGAGGCTCTTGGTTTGACTTTCGCATACTTTGATGAGTTTGAGAAAGAAGCACAAGAATTGTTCGCTCTTGAGGTGAACAATAAAAAGTTCTCTGAAATCATCAACAAAATTTATCCTAAGCCTGAAATGGATAAAAAGGGTTCAATCAAAAAGTGGGAAAATAAAGTTGTCCTGCTTGATGAGTTGTATCATAACTCACCTACAAATGCCAATATCAAAGGCACTGCGTGGGGCGTTGTAAATGCACTCACCGAACGCCTTGATTACTATCGCACTGCTCGCAAGGGTAGCGGTGAATCACTAATGGCAGGTGCTAGTGGGTTTGACCCAGTTGTAACTGCAGAAAAAAATAAAATCGTAAAGCAAGTTCTTGCACTAGCGAAATAAAATTCGCAACACCTGAGCAAGTGTATAAACTGCTCACCTTATTGGTCTGTTAGAATAGTTGGTTAGTTCGCCACCCTGTCACGGTGGAGGTCACGGGTTCAAGTCCCGTACAGATCGCAAAGCTTTGATTTATAAATATGCATTGCAATGTATAATTATACAGCGCCGTCGACGGGCTCGGGCGTGTCGGGGATTACGTGATGAATCTCACATTACGGGAGCGTCTCAGATACTGGAATTACTGGCGGGTAGATAGATAAATGTCAGTGCTATACGCTATAATTCTTGGTATGACACAGAACTGGTTCAAATATGATTATGTATGCTCAATTTGTGATGCACTAATTGAAATTACTAATAAATCTAATGTATATAAACCACATATGTGTTGTGGCATAGAGGCAAACTGGTTGTCAGTGGTCAATGCTACAATATACCCAACCGAAAAGAAAGAAGAAACCAATATGGAAACAACAACACTTCGTGAACAAATTATTCAGGAAATGGAATTGCGTTATGGCAACGAAATTACTGAACTGAAAAATCAAATTGCTAATTCAACAATAAAATTAGACTTCGTTGAAAATGATGAAGTAACTACAAAATCATACAGCGAGTCAGATGTTCGTGCTTTGGTTTATCGTGATAAATCTTATCAAACAAAAATGAACGAATACTATCGTAAAGAAAGCCAACTTCGCACACTACTTGAAAATGTTTATGCTGATTCTAACGAACAAGATACACTTACAGAAATTGCTGAAATCTTTGATGTTCCACTAACTAAGGAAATTGAAGTAACCGCTTATATCCGTGTTGATATGACTATTGAAATTGATATGGCAGAAGGCGACTATGATATTGAAGATATGGTTCGTAACCAACTAACTGTTGATTCATTTGGTTCAGAGATTAGCGTCAATGACTACAATGTAGACCGAGTAGAAGAAGGTGCTTACTAATGGCAGTTATTACCCTACAAGTCCCTTCCCGTGCCCAAATGGGCTACGGGTTGGGCAAGGCTATGCAGTTTGGCGTTGAATATGAAGTGCTAGATAATCTTCAGGTTGAACTAACTTCAGCAGATGAACTAAAACTGGCTAAGATGATGGTAGCCTTTCAAGGCAAAATTGTAGATTCCGTGATCCAAAAAAATGTCCGTGTAGACCACCCAAGACACGAGTCATAATGTCAGACCCCCCTGCTATAATAGGGGGTAACGAAACAGGGGCAGTTTGCTAGAGTTCTAGCCCAATGTCGTAAGTAAGAACTAGCACCTAAGTTTATGTCAGACCCCTCTGATATAATAATCCATAACAACCCAACTAACAAAGGAAAAAAATGAGTAGAGCAATCACAGTAAAGGTGGCAACACCAAAGGTAATCAAGGCACTAGAAACTCGTCTAGCAACACTAGAAAAAGACTACGCCTCACAAGAAGCCAACGAAGCAAAGTATAACAAGGCGCACGAAGCGTGGAAAAAGCAAATTGGCGAGTGGGCTATTGCCAACTTCTCAAAGGCTGAAAACCTACGCACAAGTTATCGCTCTTGGAGTAATAATCTAAATGTAGATTTTGATATTACTGTAAAGGAAGGCAATTTCCCTACTGAGCCTGAGCGTGATTTTGAGCAAATTCATCAGCACACTTATCGTGAGATGAAAGAGGATATTACTAACGCCCTCACAATTCTCAAGATGACAGATGAGGAAACAGTAAATGCTTCTACTATGAAGCAAATCGCTAAGTATCTCTAATAGGCTTGGGGGACTCTTTGGGGAGTCCCCCACTTTCCCACTTTACAAGAACTAGAAAATAGGATAGGATAGGCAAATGACAAACTTCATAATTCTAGCCGTAATAGCAATCGCACTTCTAATCGCTTTTGGGGGGATAATCTAAATGGGAGCACGAGTCAATTTTGTATTCAAGACAAACAAAGAACAAACCTATTTAGTTTTATACTCACATTGGGGCGAAACATCTTGGCGACAAGATTTGGCTTCAGCACTTGATAAAGCAAGACCACGCTGGACAGATGATTCATATTGTTTGCGAATTATTATAGACCAACTAACAAGAGAAGGTCGGGATTCAGAAACTGGATTCGGAATCTTTTTAGCAAACAGAGATGAATTATCATTTTTAGATTCACCTGTAATTATTGACACACAAGCAATGTGGGTTGAAGATGGTGGAACAGAACATTCGTGGAATTCGTTTTGCGAATATCACTTGGAAGAAATTCCAAACAATCACGATTTTACAAACGTGTAAATAAAGTTGGGTGGGGTGTAAAAACCCCACTTCAATTCGCCAGGCTGATTAGGGCGATCACAGAAATACTATAGAGCACAGTTGGTGGAGGACTGAAAGAATCCGCAATTCCTAAGCATGAATCAAAAAGGCTTATTTTTTTTTGCAAAGCTGCGGGTCGATTTTGAAAATCAGACAAATCAGACATTACGTAAATGTATATTTAATCACGGGGATTATGAAGGTGTGATAAATATCACGGGTATTACGTCTCATATAATGATATCCTACTAGACAGTAACTTTTACGATATGGTATTATGAACCCTATAAACCCAACTACCAAAGGATAAATATGAGAGATAGAATAAAGGGATATAAAGGCAATAAACTGGATGGCAAGAAGCTTGCCAAGATTGCCAATGATATCTATCGTTTGCAGTATAGCAATGATTTTAGCGAATGTACAGTAGATAATCTATTATTGATTGAACTAGAAGAAAAGAATGTATTTGGAGATCCCAAGTATGCTGTTCTATGTAGTGAAGGTGTAGGATGGGAACAAGATAATTATGGCTGTCTTGAAATCCCGACCAATATTGGGCAATGGGGTTCATGGAATGGAAGAGTCTTTATCTCAGTAGACACAGTAAAGTCTTGTCAAACTATTTTCCAAGAAGATGTATCTGAGTATATTAGAACATTTGGAGATAGATTAGATAGTAACTGTTCCCTATGGCAGTCTAAAATGTCAGTGGCACCTGCTACAATACTAGCATGATAAACATGGATGAACTTGAGACATTACGTATATATGAGATAGATTATTCTGTCTCACCAGGGGGTATAAATCAATTTGAGGTGTATCCTGATTTAGATAGTCCTAATGATAATACTGGATATCCCCTATATGAGACAACTAATTTAGCAGATGCTTGTTTATTTGCTTATAACTTAGGATGCAACTTCAAGGTATATACCCTAGCGCAATATGAGTTATCCCATGCTTGATATAATGGAAGGATTATATGGGGATGCATTCTCTGATATTCCCGCCGTTTACGAAGATAGATCTTTTACACGGGAGCAAATCCAAGATGCTAAACTAATTGGATATACAGAGGATGACCATGTGATTCTCCAGCTTTTAGACAAATCAATTACGATTGTCTACTCCATAGATATAGACTGGCTGCTCTATGATGAGGCTACTGACAAGGTGCGGGACTAGCCAAATGTCAGTGCTATCTGATACAATAGCATAATCAACCAACAGAAAGGTAATACAATGGACAACCCAACTAAATCTTATATTGTTTATGGGGCAACTATTCAGCACTTAGAAATTCGAGTAGAGGCAACTTCCGAACAAGAAGCAACAGATAAAGCCACATCTATTCCACTTTCAGATTGGGATATGGGCGACTTCGAGTTCCAACTAGGTTTTACTGAGGAGGCGTAATGCCAAACTGGGTATATAACGGACTAACTATTGAAGGTCCAAAAGAATCTGTAATCAAACTCAAAGAACAAATGAATACTCCCTTTGTGGACTATATTGAATCTAATGGTGATTTAGCCTTTGGTGTAAAGCAAACAAAGTATTCTAATCCTATCTTTAGTTTTAGAAACATCATTGCTCCCACCGACCTTGAAGCATATAAAGAACAACCTGTTCGCTCTGAACTATCTGCAACTGACCCTAATTGGTGGGCAGACATACAAGAAAAATCTAAAACAGATAACTCTTGGTATAACTGGAATCTTCGCAACTGGGGAACTAAATGGGATGTAGCCGTATCTAATGATAACGAGTATCCTGATACATATATGGAGGAACATGAAAACGGCGAAAACTATGTAGTTTATTATAACTTTAATACTGCATGGGGAACTCCTGATGTAGCAATAAGTAATCTCTCATCTCAATATCCCGACCTACTCTTCACACTATCATATGAAGAAGAGACAGGCTGGGGTGGAGAAGCAGAGTTTCTTCGTGGTGAAATCATTAGTCAATCTGAGTATGGTTGGCAATGCCGTGAATGTGATAACACAGAAGATGACACACCTTGGTGTGAATCATGTGAATTTGATATGTGTCCTAAATGTGGCTATGGTGAGCCAACAGATGAAGATAGAGCACAATGTCAGACCCATATGATACAATCAGAAACCCAACTAAAGGAGAATGCATAATGAACGAGTGCTGTATATGTGAAAGTAATGCTGATTACATAACAATTGAAGGTGGTTGGTATGTATGCAAAGAATGTATTGAAACTGGCAAATCAGACGGATTGGGAGCATAATGGAAACAATGGAACTAGACCCTTATCTGCAGAGACAGGTTGAACTTGGAATGGACGGTGCAGATATTTTGCACGGACATTTGAAAACACTTATGGTTGAAGCAGAGCAACAACTAACACTTGCTCAAGAAGCGGAAGATGAATCAGGTGAAGCAATGGATTCAATGGAACGCAAATACTGGGAAGGTGTTATGGATACCTATGGAGAACTATATGCAATCACATATGCAATTGCATTTGCTAAAGAGGAGCCACTAAATAATGGGCATGTATGATGAATCCTGGTGTGCCTCATGTGGTGCAGGTATGCACTACACAGCAGATGAGACTGCGGTATGTGGTGAATGTGCACATAACGAAATCCTAGGCTATATAAAGCAACGCAAAGAAGAATTAGAAGCAGACTATGATATGACTACAGAAGTAGATATGGCTCATTACTATGAAGGTGGTATTGAAGTCCTTGATGAGATACTAACTAAATTTGGAGGATACTAATGGCTGAGCAATTTATAGATACAATAGCAGAGCACATTACAGGTGCAATGCAACAAGAAATTGCAGAACACTTATTTGACCAATGGTCTGCAAAAAATTGTGATGAGGGTCCTGATTACGCAGAGCATATGTTTATGCAATTTGCGTCAGATGACCTAAAGCAACAGTATAACGAATACTATGGCTATATTGAGGGAGATGAGTTTCTACTATGATGTTAGGATATGATATAGAAGATATTAGCATTATGCAGGAATGCATAGAGACTGCTAAAAAGTTTTACCTATCTCATCCCTCCGATCTAATGGATAAAACAAGAATTACAACTGGATTGGAGCAAGCCAATTCATTCTTTGATGGCCTATGGGCAGAAGGATACTTTGACTAATGTCAGTTGTATCTTGTATAATCAATATCCCAACTACTAAAGGACAATGATGAAAATCAAAAAGAAAACAATGAAACAACTTCAAGACCAAGCAAGTCAAATTGCTTACTTTGATGAAAATGAAAAACAAACCCTAGATAGACTTATCCATATCTATAAGGCTGGAGCAAAACGTAAATGACTATATATGAGGTTGAACTAATGGACCTACAGGAAAGAACTAGAATGTTAGACACTTATCGTGATGTTGAAGATATCATAGATAAGATTAGTAGTCTTTCTGTATTCCCGTCCCTGGTTTGGGTATGGTGTTGGGATGTTATCAAGGACCTGTGGACTACCATTATGGAGGGGCAGGAAGAAGAATACTGCACAGCAATGGACCTAGATGAAGTATGGGAACTATACTGGATTCAAGCAGATAAGAATGGCTTTACATTAGAATATGGGCCCGAAGCGCTATATGACCATATCCGTGATTGGATGATAGATGAATCTATTATCATAGAAGCGGAGGAAGAAGATGAGGATGAGTAATGGATGAGAAGACATTAATTAGTCTAACATTGGCCAAATCTTTTATAGACCAAGGTCATGAGGGTATCGCCAAAAGCATCATTCATAAACTACTTATAGATAACGGACTTGACGAAAGCCAAGAAGATGTGATAGACTCAAACCCGAAAGAGGTGTAATATGGCAAGCGTTGACCAAAAACTGCACGATAAGATTGCTGCGGGGTTTGCGGACCAGAGAGTATCTACCGCTATTATGGCCCTAAAGATGACAAGAGAAAACAGACACGTAAATGAGGCTATGCTTGGTTATATAGTAAATTATATAATCATTATGGCGGAACAAGAACTGGTGCCATTTCCATTGGTAGAAGTTCAGCAGATATGTAAGCAACTCAAATTTGCTCTAGAAGATTTAGGGCTAACAGGAATTGTCAGAAAAGATGAACCTATGAACGAGTTCATGCTGACATAAAGGGCGTTCAGGCTATTTCACCGCCGAGTCCAGCAAAGACCTCCACATGTTGGGTGTGGGGGTCTTCTGCATTTCCAAAACGACAACGACAGCGATCACTTTTCAGACATTACGAACGCAGCTAAAAATTCACGGGACTTTTTTTAAACATTACGAACGGGGCGGGAATTTCACGGGAGATCCAATATCCACTATCACCTAGAGTAATATAGATCCATATAGATGTATATAAAGATATGCAGACATTACGAACATATCATAAAATTCACGGGAAGTCAAGCATATAAAGTGTGATGTTGATCATATAATGTATACAAAAATAGAGATACATTAAATGTGATCAAATTCACACAATATATCTCAATATATGGACAATATTGCCCTATTTTGTATACATTTTGACCTATTTTGTCCAGTTTATAGGCATATTTTATGTGATATTTATCACACATTTTATGCGTAATATGGACTTGACATTACGATGGGCGATATGGTACGCTCTATATCATGGTAAGATGTATATCTAAATATACACTGATGTTATTCTCTCCTAATATGATATTATTCTCCACTTTACTCCACTTTGCTCCATATCTAGACATTACGATAGGGCTATAAAATTCACGGGAGTTTGTAAAATTCACCACAATAAGCACATATAAGCTTTTGATCTTGTAGTATCATCTTGTGCTTACACTCTGGTGGCACTTGATTTATATGACCTAAATAATGTATTATCATTTAATTTTAAATAGTATAACAACTACTGCAATGCATAACCATATAATTAAAGATTGACTCATAAATCTGTGTAAGGACCTTTCCACATATCTGATTCATATTGGAAGCGGGGTTCAACTAGGGATACCTTTAACTGCCTTATTTGCTCTTGTAGCAACTTATTGGCTTCATCTAGGTCTCTTACGACATTACGAAGATCAGCATTTTCTAGCTGGATATGAGTATAATGAGTAGCATTTGAATGATGCTTAGATAGGCTCAAGGCTCTCTTATAATCAGATATTGATCCCTTATAGTCCTTTATCCTAGCTTCATACTTATGTATTCCTATTACTATGATTAGACTGTATATGGTTATTATTGAAAGGATTATCATTACATCCCGCCCATTCTAAATAGCCCTCTAAATTCAGGCTTGACTGAGAAAGTATTTAGCATCCCTGTAAGGGTAATATCTGTCTTATTCTTATCATATTGGGCAATAAACTTCTGCATCCCGTTTTTACTAAGTAGCAAAGCTTTTGGATGTATATTAGAATAAGCTTTTGTGAAAATATGATTGCCCATTGTATCACTTGAAGGAACATACTTATTTACTTCTTCATCTGGCACATGCAAAGATATTGCATCAAAATCAAAGTCTATATTGCTAAAGTAATGAGAGATAGTATAAGGAAATTGTGACAGTATATCTAAATTATTATCAGTCCAAAGTAGATACTCATGATCTAAATCAAGAAATTTCTTAAAAGTATTATATGAACTGAGCATTAAATCATCATTAATATCAGTGGGAAATATATTAATTAGTTCGCCAAGTTTATCTGACAACTCTTTATTTTCTTTATATATTGCAACTGCAACGCTTTCAATATTAAGCATTTGTATCCTTTTTATCATTCATATAGGCTTGAATGGCTTTTACTCTCTGAGCAATATCATTAAACTGATTTAGCTCTCTTACTCTCTTTAGTCTAGCTTTATTCTTAGCATCCCGCTTTAATCCCCTTTGGGATGTTTTAACATTGTTCTTACGCATTATTTAATATCTCCTTCATTCTTGCATAAACCTTCCACCCTTATAAGGTCCTAATAGTGCATCCATAAACATTGCAAATTCTTCATCTGTGACCTTATTATCTATGGGTAAATTTATTATATTGTTGTCCACTTTTTTGCTCATTTATCTTCCTCTTTTTCGCTCATTTTTTGCTGTGCTTCCCAACTAAGTTTACCTTCTCGGTATATGGGCCAATATCCTAAAGACTTCCAATCCATACGCATGATCTTAGGTTCTTGCATCCATACTCCTATCCCAGACTATTAGGCACTTTATGCACTGAATCCCAGGCTCTCGCATATACCAAGTATGATCACATTCTTTCATTGTCTATGCCTCTTCTTGTTCCCGTATTTTTTAGCAACTTCTGCTTTAGCTTTATCAACTATAGATTTGGTAACACACCATATCTGACCATCTGACATTGTTTGATGTGTATACCAAAATGAATCATTATCTTGACTTATAGTGCAGCACTTAGTATCCACCCGTGCACTCATTTCTTGTATGATATAAACGTATTTTGGTTAAAGTTTTTTTATTGGGTGCTATAAGCAACTCATCACAACAATTGCAATTAAAGTCCCATTCACCAGAAAAGAAGTCATAACGATAGCCCTTTTGTTTAGCATATTTTTTAATGCGGAATGTAGTAAATGGGTCTGGTATTTCATAGCTTTTAAGCGTCATACTAACATTGTATCCTATTGTTTTATAATCTGTCAAGAAGCAAATCAAGGTAAAAATCTTCTTCTTTTGGAGATGATTCTATGTAAATTACTTCATTTATAATATTTGCTTTTAATGCTGTTTTTATCATAATATCTGAAGAACTTCCAGGAATTGGCCTAGATGAAAAATAAACTAAATAGTGTGCATCTGGCATTACGGCTTTGATCAATGCACCATTAGCAATTGCCTTCTTAACACTATCTGTTCTTTTGGCCCCAGGCCGCTTCTTATCGCCTTCGTAGCCACCCTTAGCCTCTATGTAGTGCCCGTCAGCAAGAAAATCCACCTCTACTCCAGCTTCTTGAACAAAAAAGTTTTTATGAATAGATGAGTAACCATTTATAATTAATTCTTCATAAACGGTTTCTTCAAAATCATCACCTGATTTTTTTGATTCAGATTGAAAGTCTGTTTGAATTTTATTAATGATTGCCTCTTGCAATTTTTGCACATTTTCTAATCCATAACAAGGCAACAACTGAAGTCAATGGATCAAATCCTACAGGTTGCATTAATGCTTCAATATCTGATGCTATTTTTTCTCTTAAAATAATTTCTTCTTCGTTAGTCATTATTTAAAACTGATCCAAATAAAATATTGATTGCTTTTTTATAATCTTCTGCTGACTCTGTTAGTTCATAAGGCTTTGAGTGTGGCGTATGAAATATAGCCATAGTAGTCTTGATAAGGCTTTGATGCACTACTTCTGCTACCTCATCACCATCACTTTTTCTGACTCTTGCTACTTCTTTATTAACAATATTTTCAACATATGCCCTTAAACCAAGTATAAGAGGGTCTGTTCCTAAAGCTTTTAATTCTTCTCTATTAGCCATATGCTATTCTATCGCATCCGACTGGTTTTTGTCAAGAGGCATTTTTTCCCATTTTTTCCAATAAGGAACACCTTCTTCATCAAAATCTGACCCAAGATCTTTAAGTATTTTAGCATCTTCATCCATAATTCTTTTAATATAGTTATCAAAAGTCATCTTTATCTATATCCTCTTCTAAGTCCCAGCTAATTACTAAATAAGTAGTTCCCCATTTTTCATAAGGCTTATTTATCAATTTATACATATATGAATTAAAAAAATTTTTCCAACCGTAATCATCATGATCACTATGATGCAGTGCTCTACATAAAAATGGGCTGGCTAAATGATTACATAAATTAGCAAACCATCTTAGCGGGAGTATGTTAGTTTTATGTTCTGGTTTTGTCAGCATTATAAACCCTCCAAAAATTCAATTAAATCATCACAATCACATCTATCTAAACCGTGTTGATTTGTCCAATTTGTGCCACCTATGCCACCATCTTTATGACGAAATTTTACAGCAGCAATAATTTCTTGTTTTGTTTGTTGATCCATATGCTTAGTGTATCATTTATCTTATGATTTTGTCAACATAAATGTTATAATTAACTTATTACACATGCTTTACACGGAGGTCAATTGTGACCAGAAAGATTAATTTACTACTTGCTATCCTATTATCAATAGGGTGGTTTTTTTGTATTCCCGCACAAACAGTACAAGCAAGTTGTGTTACAACAGCACAATCTATAGCAAATGCTTCAACCGCACCTGTTGTTTTAAATACTGAAACAATTACTGTTTCTAATGACAATTCAACAACATTTTCTACTCCAGTTCTTGTTCAAGATACATGTGGTGGAGATGATGTTTCATACCAAGTTGCATTGCCAACATCTGTCAATTTTCAAGGTGAGACATATACTGCTGTGTATGCTACAACTAACTCTACTATTGTTTTTGGTCGTCAAGATAATAATTGGAGTAGTTTTCCCAACACCCCGTCTATTTCAATTAATGCTTATGATTGGGTAGTCCTTGATCCAAATAACTCAAATCCATCTAATTCATACCCTGCTGGATGGAGGGCAGAAGATGAACATTTAATCATTACTTCTAGTCAAGCGGGATTTCAAGTTGATTTAGCAGTACGTCCATTTGGTCAAAATGCTTCCGCAAACTCACTATCTACAATTGTAGTAACTGCAGCAATTAATGCTGATAATACTTTAACAATTACTTATTTATCAGATGTTCAACAAGGTTTAAATACTAGAACGGGTGTTCGTTTGCCAGATGGTCGTATTGTTACCCTTGAAGAAGCTGGTTTGACTCGTGTTTATATTGCGCCAGTTGTAACTAGCGAAACAATAAATCCAGGTATAGTTGAAACCTCAACCCCTACTCCTGCCCCAGAGCCCACTCCTACTCCTGCCCCTAATCCAATTGTTGTTCCAGAGCCTATGCCTGCTCCAGAACCCGCTCCACAACCCGTTGTAGAGCCCACACAGCCTGCCGTAGAACCAGAGCCACCAGTTGTAGAACCAGAGCCACCAG